CCTCTTGTGTAATTAGTAGACAGATAATCTTGGAGGTCGTCGAATAGTTCATCGGAGATAATGCCTTCTAACCTGTCAACAGTTGCTGGTGATATCCTCGCACGTTCCACCACTGCGCTGTTAAAGGCTTGATAAATAATGCGAGCTTGTGCTTCACTGCACTGCTTGACCTCTTGGAAGAACTGCTTATAAGAGCCTTTTTTGTGTGCTTTTTTCAGTGATGCATGCTCGCTGACTAACCGTTGATATAATTCCTCGGTCAGTCCGGAATATTGGTATGTTTTGCTCATGAGCTCCGCTCCTGTATCACTTTGCGGTCTGCGATATATCCCTCTAATGTTATTCCAACAGCTTCAAATGGGGCGAATTCGCACACAGTTCTCTTAACCACCATTGTCGTAAGCGCTCTTGTATTTCTTGGGCCTCTACCACAAACAATAGCTACGTCTCTCCTAAAGTGATTTCGCTCGAAAGCCATATCATAAAGTTTTGAGACATTTCTCATTACCAATTTTTTTCGTTGTCGTTTGTTCATTAGCTCCCTCTCCCTTTCAAGTAACTTGGAATATCATCCCCGACGTTAACGCTGTCATACTGTTCCTTGCTGACAAGGAATTTCCCGTAAGCACCGCAATCGAGCGTATAGAGCTTGCCTACCATAGATTTGCCTGTCACCTTGCCGTGTAATTCAACGGCGTTGTCTGCTTTGTGGATTACCACGGTCTCGATAGGCCGGTTAACCACTCGCAAGACGGTAGTCACGTTAATCGCTAGCGACACCATAAGTAACACGGTAGCAATAGCTAGGTCATTATAAATCGTCTTCTTTAACAAACGTCCCATTTACCATCTTTCCCTTTCTGTTCTTGATTTCCTCGTATGCAATACTTAGACATTCAGTAACATCGAGGTCCAGTTGATGTGCTAGCACGATAATTGTTACTAGCGTGTCTCCGATAGCGTCCTTGAGTGCCGCTTGCGGTTCCGTGAATTTAGTCGGTTTCAAGAGTACATCCCGGATTTCTCCGACTTCTTCCGTGATACGCATCCACTGAATCTTAGGGTCAGCTTGTTTTAAATTGCGTTCATCTGCCCACTCGTTGACCTTGTCGATTAGTTCTGGCATACTGTCATACGTCGGTTCTTCAGGCTCTGCGATAAATACGAGTTTTACCATTACTCCACCTCCTTAACTTCCACGCCTTCGCAATCGAACACCCAGCCGAAATCAGCATCTTCTAGCTCTTTTCGGGTGTGGTGTGCTCGAAATCTTTCAAGTTCTGTTTTCGATGCAAAAAGCCATTTTTGAGTTTTTGTATCTCGATTGAGGTATTTACTGTATCCGAAGATTCCTTTCATTTTTACCGTATATCTAGTTTCCTTCTCGACCTCATACCCAAACTGGTGCATGTTGACGAGTGTGATTACTGGCTCAGCCTTACCATCCCTAGCCATCCAGTCTTTGAAATCACAGGGTTTTTGGTAATTCCAATCGACAAGGTATTCCCATAAGTCGTAATCTAGTCTATTCTTGTGCTCCTCATACCAATCTGCCACGAATTGCGGCACTACTGGCTTAGGGAAGAACGAATCATATAAGTCTTCTGCGTAAGCTACCGAAATCCGTGCTACCTTAGATAGTTTCTGTACTGCTTCATCTTTGTTCATTCTACTTTCTCCCTTAATCAACATTTTTAAGTTTTGCAGGCACCCACATTTTAGGGTTGTAATTGATCTCATATTTGTATTTTGAAACATTCGGCACTTCAACATCTTCTACTACATAAGAGACATTGTCTGACAAACCGATAATATGCTTTTGATATTTGTTCTTACCGTTTTCTACAACAATTTCAAGTTGTTTATCATGAGTGTCAGCCTTGATGGACATCCTACCGCTCATTTGGAACATTACGTCATTTGTAATAGCATCAATCACCGTTACTTTTCGAACAACATTAAAGTTATCCGACTCCATAGATAAATTTTCAGATACTCTATTTGCCTCTGAGCAACCAGTTAAAAATAATAAACCACTTACAGCAATAATTGCCATTTTACTTAATTTGTTCATGCTTCCACCTCTTCCATCTCCACTGTATATATCCTTGAATTGCGATATTTAACACCTCGTAAACGGTGCAATTCGTTGATAGCGTCGTTTTCGTTATTGAAAATATGCTCACTGTCTGGCATATTGTCATAGTAGACGATTACCTTATATTTCATCTTCTACTTCCTCCGCCTCATAGTAATCAATCTTTGCGAAATTCTTAGGACTAATAGTAATCATCCTATCTTCTGGTTCAATCTGCTGTAACTGAAGACATTGTATATTACCTACCTCAAGCCATTCCAACATGTCCAGAATACGTTTGAGATTTTCTTTCACCTTGATGGTTTCATCCATGTATGGGTTTTGTAATCTAATATTTGTCATAACTCTACTAATCTCCTTCCGTTTTCACTGGTTCTACGAGCGTATACCGGCGTGCCATAGTAACCAACGGTGCTAGCTGACACACCAAGTTGTTCAGCTATTTCACGCTTAGTTCCCATTGCCAGTAATTCCTCGCCCTTATATAGCGCATACTCTTTTACTTGCATAGTTCACCCATCTTTCTTAAGAGTTCTTCGTCCGGCAACTGCTCTAGCGTCAGAATGCGGTTGAGTTTCTTTGCGTTGATACCTAGCTTGGCGCTGATATATTCCATATCCTCGTGATTAGCCCAAAACCACTTCGAAAACTCTTGCGTTTGACCTAATACGCTTGTGTGATCGTAACTACCCGGAGCATACACACCGACCAGCTTGTCTTTATATTTGTTGTTCATTTCACGTTCCTTCAATGTCTAACACAATCTTAAATTTCCCAGACTCACCACTTAACCCGCCATACTGAAATGACATCATTTTGATAACTTCGTGATTGTCGTCTGGCCACAAATTAGCGTCCGTCAATCCGTCTATAATAGCTTTAACAGTCGGATATAGGTTGGGTGGGTCTAATCTTCGTCTGGTTGGTGCATAGACCGTGACAAGCACCTTACAAGGCTTATCTGGGCTATATACTGGCTTAATGTTAAGTCCTGCTTCTGCTCTCGCTATCAATCGCAATTCCTTGACCATCCGGCCCTCTGCTTGATAGTGGAATCTGTCATTACTGTTGATGACTAAATTTTGAGCAGGCTTAGCTTTTGACCTTGGTAATAAAAATTCTAGTTTCAAGACTATTCCTCTTTTTCTGCGGCCATTTCCTCAAAAATTCCATTTAGCGTGACTCCTAGCGTGTTGAATGCGTCATCCGTTGCCCCTTCTTCAGCTAGGATAAACATAAGAAAGATAATCCTTAACGGATGCGTGAAAGGTAACTCCATCAAAACGATATTATTCTCGGCCAAAAAATCTGAAATCATATCCCAATAGAAAGGTTTAAGCAACCCGAACGAGCCCTTGGCTACGTCTTCCACTGGTTTTTCAGAAAGGTTATCAGCCTTCATCACTAGAGTAACCCTATCAAATTCAGTTGTTTCCCCTTGCGCTGTTCGGTGTGTTACGTGTCCGGCTTCGAGGTCTTCAATATCGTAACCAAACATAAGAGCGACATCTTTTAGTTGGTTCATTAGTTGTTCTGTCTTAGTCATCTTTAATTCTCCTCAAATTAGAATGGCAAATCATCACTAGTGATGTCCATTGGGTTTGAATTACCGTATGGGCTGCTTTCTCTTGCAAAGTTTGGCCCTTGCTGTTGCGGTGCTTGTTGCCCGTAAGGCCCTGCATAGCCGTTGTCATTGCCAAACGCTCCCGATGTATTGCCTTGAATAGCATTGCTGCCTTCACGCACCGCACGGCTTTCTAACATTTGGAAGTTCTCAGCGACTACCTCAGTGACATACACTCTTTGACCTTGCTGATTCTCGTAGCTACGGGTCTGAATGCGTCCAGTAATTCCAATCAATGCGCCTTTCTTAGCCCAGTTAGCCAAATTTTCAGCTTGCTGGCGCCAGATAACACAGTTAATAAAGTCTGTTTCACGCTCGCCGTTAGCGTCCTTGAAATTGCGGTTAACCGCAAGGCTGAAAGATGCTACTGCGATATTGTTACCTGTATATTTAAGTTCGGGGTCTCTTGTTAATCTTCCAACGAGACAGACTGAATTAATCATTTGTTTTTCCTTTCTCTTTATTCACGATTTAAGAAATCGTCCAGTGTTAGAACCTCATGTAGCTTCTTTTGAGACTTGCAATAATCGCAATGTCCACACTTCTTAGGTTCTTCGTTTCCAAGCGATACTTGATATACTCTAGGGGCGTGCTCTTTGATATAATTTAGCCCCTCTGTGAGCCATTCCTCAGTCAGTTCGATAATTTCCTTATCTGGCTGTTTCTCTTTCGATACGGCCACAATAAACGGCTTGAATGTTGGATAATCCATTTGGCGTAGCAATTCTAAATAAGTCCCTAGTTGGACATGGTATTGAAACCCTAGAATGTTATTGACGGCAGTTGGTACTTTAGCATGCAATTCCTCTGACCATTCCTTAGTCCAGATAGATTTCATGGTCTTTAAATCGACCACATAGCCTTTTGAAAAGTTGATACTATCCAATTTCCCTTTGAATGGCACGCCAGCAATGAAACCAGTAACAATCTTTTCTTTTTCGACTTTGTCACCTTTCTTGCCGTGATAAAGATTATTGAAAAGTGCGTCGTCCTTAAGTGTGTCGATAACCTTCTCAGCTAACTTGAAATCAGATAACAGCCCATAAGGTTTGCGGCTTGAGAACATAGCTTTTTTGTTATCTTCTTTGAATTTCCCGTGAGCTTCCTCACTCTCAAAGTAGCTATGGACGTAGTTGCCAAACAGTAGAGGTTTTTGATCTCGTTCGTCATCCCAAACACCATCATCAATAGCCTTAGCTCTAGCCTCGCATTTCATGTATTCCTTGAAACGACTTACAGACATATAGGTTTTGTCAGAATAATAATTATCATCCGTCAAGATTGTTAGTTCAGTCATTTTCTACCTCTTTGATTTTGGTTGAATCACCTTCGAATAAGCTAACTTCTTCGATGATTTCACCAGTTTCAGCGTCTACGCTTTTATCTGGTTCAGCTTCATCACTCATAAGGTCGCCCAAAAGTGTCTGGGTGTCCTCGTTTTTTGGTGTAACATCGATAGGGTCAGCCTTAACTTCCTCAGTTTGATTATCTGAGATAAGGCCCTCTTGCATTTCTGTTGATAGAGGGGCATATTTGCTCAAAATGCTCTTGAGTACGGTTTTTTGAGCCATAGCGTCAAAATCTGTTGACCACGGCCCTCTTGCGTAAGTCTTTGAAAAGCGTTTACCGTGTGATTCCGCTTGTTCTTTCGTCCAGAATGTCAGCTTTTTAAAGCCGTTTACAAGCTCGAAGGTTGCAAAATAGCCATATACTTCATCTTCTGGTTGGGTGAAATCAATATCCAATGTTTCAAATAGTGGATCATACGATTTGAATTGTGCTTTATAAACCTTGCCGGAATTAATAGCCTTAAACTGACCGGAGCGGATAGCTAGCTGGATAAGTCCTTTGTATCCTAATTGAAATTGTGCATCTTGCTTGTATGGCACGATGTAAGCAAAACCCAAACTTGGCTCAATAGGTAGATTTAATACCGCCGCTTTCATCGCTGCCGTCATGATTGATGTATTACTAGCTCTTGCTAGTAGGTTGTTATTGTTTACGATTGACAATAGACTGGCCGTAAATTGTCGTTCATTGCCGTTAAGTACCTCTTGAAATTTCTGTTTTACTGCTGGTGTGTTAAAAAAATCTTTGTGTGCAAGTTGATTTGTCATGTTTTGTCTTCCTTTTTGTTTTGGATACCCTTATTTCGCATTTTAAGGGGGTGTGGTGCCATTTTAATGATACTCTAGTCTATTTATACCACCGAGCAAAACACACGTCTTAAAATCGATTTTAGAGAGGTTTTTCAGTGTGCGCTAAAAATCTGCGTTGATTTCTTAGCGAAATACATATATTCGTTAATTTTCTCGATAAACGAATACAAATCTAAATCATCCATCATTTTCTGTTTGTGCTCTTTTGAGAATACAAGGCCGTGAATACGCTCGTAGTCTTCAAAGAGCTTTAGTTTAACTTCGGTTTCTGTCAAAGCATCATCCTCTTGTCTTGTTGTGTTTTGAATTGATAGACGTGTTCATTCGTTGTTCCAAGTCCTGTCTTTTTGAATACCCGTGAATAAACACGCTTACCGTAAATATCTCTAATTTCCTGCGGGCTTAAGTTAGTGGTAATGATAGTCTTGGTACGCTTGTTTAAAATGCTATATAAGATACCGTTAGACCACTCCGATGCTTTCTCAGTGCCCAAATCGTCTAATACTAGCCATTCAGCTTCGGCAATCCGTCTGATGTACTCAGCTTCAAGACTGAAGTCCTCTTTGATTTTAGCTAGCAAGTCAACCACGTTGATAAACAGCCCCATCTTTTTTGTGTAGTCGGACAAGCCTTTAAGTGCTGAGTAAGATAAATGACTCTTGCCCACTCCAGTGTCCCCGATTAAAACAATGTTGTATTCCTCACCGTCAATGTAGCCCTTAATCTGATTTCTAACATTTTTTAAGTCTTCCTTCTGTTCTCTAGTCAGGGCTTGATAGTTGTCGAAAGTAGCATTTTTTAAGTCGTCATCCATCAAGCTAAAATCTTTGAGAAAGTACAAGCGTTTCTGTTCTTGTTCTCGCTCATACTGTTCCTGTGCCTTGATTTCATTCAATCTTGCTTGCTCTTCACGGTGACACTGTTCACAAACTGTATAAGGCTCTCTGCCAGGGAACTGGATTGTAACGTAATTTCTTTGGTGCTTTTCGCAGTATTTGTCGCTAGTCGTCATATATTGCTTGCGCATTTGCCTAGCTTTGTTCTCTAAACTCATAGGCAATACCTCTAATACTTACCGCAAGCAGGGCCAAATTTTGCTTTACCGTTGCTTTGCGGTCTAGTCAAGAATGGTTTGTGTCTATCAACTGTATTCTTGCTATTTTCGAATTGTCTTTGGTCTTCCTCTTGCTGTACTACAGTCTTGATTCCGTTTTGCGCCCAATTCTTTAAGATGGCTTCGATATATCTGAAAGAGCGTTTAGAATTATCAGCGGCTTTGTCTATAGCTACCTTGACCAATTCCGGCTCCATTCCGTCGATATCTTGATATTCTTTGAGTTGCTGAGATTGAAAACCATCTAACACACCAATTCTTTCTTGGTAATACTTGAAAACATTAAATTCCGTTTGAAAGTCAGCAGTAGCAGAAATTTGCCCTTCATGGCTCCCTATACTATATAAAGTGTTACCGCTGTCTGCTGCTGACGGCATCTCAGTATGGTTTATATTAGTATGGTTTAACTCAGTATGGTTAGAGTCCCTCTCACGTTCCTCTAGAAGTCCCTGAGGAAGACCCCCAGAAGTCTCTCTCGTGTACTTCCGAGCATTTTTTATACTTCCGGAAGTCTTTTCTGAGTACCTCCTTGAAACGTCAATCTTTAGAGGGTATATTCTGTTAGGTTTATTTAAACCTTGCTTGATCTCTAACAACAGACCGAAGTCGTGAAGCTCCTTTTTCAATTTGATAATATACTGCTTGCTTTTTTCCAGAAACTCCATAGCACTCTCAACTGTAAAATAGCAGTAAACTTCGCCGTTTTCGTCTGTCCAGTCGCCTCGATTTTTAACAGATAGATTAACTCTATCCAACATCAAGGCGTATAAGGTTTTGGCATCATTTGATAAACCTTTGTATGCTGGGTTGCGATACAAGGCGTATGGTGTCATGAAAAAATTTTGTCTAACAAGTTCTTCTTCTTTGATTTTATTGTGTTTTTTCACCCTTTCACCTCCCTTTGATTTAATGTCTCGAACCGTCCACTATTAGTTGACTGTTGGACTCGTTACATGCTATAATCAAGTAAATCGTTTTGATGAACGTTGCACCTTTTGGAGTTTTCCAAGGGTGCTTTTTTAATGCCTACCCTCCCACCACTACATAATTAATTATTTTTCGTTGTATTTTTTTTAAATCCAAGAGTAAGAGCGGTGAGGCCTGCTGCGATCACTGCCAATCCTAAAGTGCTAGCAATTCCTTCTTTCTCCCCAGTGTTAGGGAGAACACCACCGTAAACGGGCGTATTTGCCACTTGTTTTGGCTCAGATTCGAGTTTGTAAGTAACTGTGGTAGTTTGTACCTCTTTATCTTCACGAGGTGTTACGGGCTTGTTAGGGGTGTTTTCTGATGGCGTAGTTGGTTTAACTGGTTCTTCAGGAATCTCGATAATCAACTCAGGTTTATCGAGGATTGGAGCTTCATTAGGTACGACACCGCCTGACCATTCAGGTTTATCAATACTTGGTGCATCGAATGGAGTTGTTCCGCCATGCCATTCGGGTTTATCATACTGTGGCGCATCATTAGGAATAACGCCCCCGTTCCATTCGGGCTTATCGTATTTCGGAGCGTCGAACGGTACTGTTCCACCGTTCCACTCTGGTTTATCCAAAACTGGCGCTTCGTTCGGTACTGTTCCGATTGGCTCAGTATATTCTGGTTTTACACGTTCTTCAGGAATACCCGGAATGCCACCGTTAAATTCAGGGATTTCAACTTTTGGAGCTTCACGAGGAATTTCAAATGT